GAACTGCTGGACCTTTGTGTCTTCGTGTCGCTCGTAATACCACTCAGCAACCATGCGCCTGAAGAACTTCTCGCGGTGTTCTTGCATGTCGTTTTCATGCTTTGGCGAATGAATGCCATCTCCATAAACAAAATCATTGGAAACGATGTCGTCATTGGATATGCGGTATCCCAGCGGCCATGAAGCGATCTTCATTTCTTCTTTGCCTTCTCCTGTGTAACCGTACTTGGTGTACAGAACGGCGTCATTGACGCGCTGGATGTGAAAGCCTGTCTTGCGGCCTTTGCGCTCATTCGGTTCCCACTGCACATACATGTTCGGCACATACTTGTTCATTGCCTTTTTACGGGCTTCTGTTTGATCAAACTCATCCCATTCGATCCACATGTTGTCGAAAGCGGGGATGCCTCTGTACAGCATTTCAAGAAGGTTCTTTGGCCGCGCCATTGATGCGGTTGTTACCTCAGTCATCAGGCTTTTATCCACGATGAACTTCTGTGATGTGGCGATCTCAACCTGCATGTTGCGGCGCATAGCTTCAGCGATCTTGCCGCTTCGCCAGCCAGCGATACCGCGCCTCGGCTCGGCAAGTGCGCCCAGAACTAAATTGGCCAGCGTTGGCTCGTCACCCGGAAAATCAGGAACAATTTTACTAAAACCGGGTGCAGCGTCGCTCAATGCTCTCTTCAGCCGATCTGTCGGTGTTGGTGGCATACTCATGTTGCATGCTCCGCGCTATCTTTTAACTCTTCATAAATCTTGTATTTAACCTGATCCCATGACCGCCTTACATCTGCCTCTTCACGGGGCAGGCTGTCCAACTGATCATTGTCATTTATCTGTGCGAACTCAGCGTCGGCCATGGCGCGTAGTACCGCCACGGCCTCTTTGTATGTCAGCGTGATGCTGATGCCGTTATCCAATCTATTCGGCATTTTCTTTTTCCTCTTGCTCTAGGGTCCGTGCAACGCGAACAGCTTGCTCCACATAGCGGAACGGTCCTGCAACGTTAGCGTCCAGCACCGTATCCACTACATAGCTTTCATAGGGGCTTTCTTCAGCCACTGCGAACCTCTCAGTCATGATCTGCCACCTCACCTATCTTGATGCCTGTATCGACCTTAAAGTTATGCGCCAACTCATCCATGAAGCGTGAAGCGTCATATGACATTTTGGCCCACTCATCTTGGTTCAGAATGTCGTGCAGTCTTTCGTAAACGTAAACGGTGTCTACACGGCTCTGCTTGCGAATATCTTCATCCATAACGAACCTCCCCAAACACACCAAGCTGCAAGATATGGTCAGCGTCGTTAGCGTCCCAATCACCATTGTTCATGATGATCAGCTTAACGTCGTCGGACAGAAGCGAGATACCCTTATGGATAACGTCGAACGTTTGGGCTTCGGTAGTTTCGCCGTAGTCGCGGGAGTCAAATTCATCTGCGCCGTGGCGAATTATGATGTGAAAGTTTTTTGCAAGGTCAGCGCCGTTTTTCAGGCTTGCCTTGGTTTCATCATGATAGATGCCATCCACCCAATAGTTGCTGCCACCCTCAAGGATGGTAACCCACAGGTTTTCCAATGTGTTCTTCCACCACTCATCGGATGGATCAAACTTGATTGTAATGTCTCTACTCATCTTTCTATCCTTTGGTTGATTGATAGTTATGTATAGTTAGTAGCATTGATTGCATGTGTCAACACCTATTTCCAATACAAAAACCTGTGCAGTTTTGTGCCCGCTAATTAGACGTAAATAGCGGGCATAACTTGTGCCGCATAATTAGCCGTAATTAACGGGCATGACATGTGCTACAAAGTATGGGGCAAGAATGTAGCACGATAGGAGAACGCAATGAGAAGGGTACTAATCATCCCACGCAACGACGGCATAGCCATCAGCATGGATGAACTGAAAGAGGTTGTGGTTGTGGAAATGGATGCCGAACAAATGTTCGAAATGGCGCAACGCTGTCAGCAGGCTGGACTCGAAATGCTACGAAATGAGAAAAGAAATGACTCTAATAAAAGTTAAAGATTCAGATATTGATGGTATGGGGGTCTTTGCCAATCAACACATATCTAAGGGTGAGATCATAGAGTCCTGTTTCTATGTGGTCATAGACGATGATGATCTTAAAAAGAACAGTCGATTGAATGATTATGTGTTCCAAAGCATGGATGAAGATGGGGATTATTACTGTGTGTTAGGCGCAGGCATGATCTACAACCACGGCTCAGATCCAAACGCTGAATGGCAAATTTGTGAAACTGACAACAGGTTTTTAGATTTTGTGGCTTTGAGAGACATCGCCGCAGAGGAAGAAATTGTTCATGATTATGGCGAGGACTATTGGAACACTAGGTAATACGAACAATTATACATAAAGAGGATAAAAAGAAACCCCGACGACAGAACGAGTCCATCGCCGGGGCATCAACCAAAGAAAGGAGTCACATGACTTCTCACAAGATTTAATATACGCAATCATTTCGATTTGTGCAACCCCTGATTACACATTATCTCGCGCTGTTGTTGCTTCATATTCACCACGGCTCATAGGTCCATCTGTTGCGCCGAGCCAAACCCGACCACCTGTAGGGGTAAGCTGATACTTCGTAATCCGGCCAGCGTCTTGTAATTCCCGAACATATTGCTCCAGCCTAGACTTGCTTACACCTTGCAGTATTTCTGGGGTATCTGAATCCTCAGAGCGTTTATGAACGGCGTTATTACCGCTCATATGCGTGAGAGCTTCGCCCCGATTTTCACAATCTATAATCCATTGGAACATTGCGTCTAGCTTTGCTTCTAGAGCAGTGCCTGTGTTCATGGCGACGATCTCTTCGCTACGATCAGTCAGAAGCCCTGTGTTCATATCCCGAATGAAATGCCGAACATTTCTTGCAGCAGGACCGTTCGACTTCACGACAGCGCCGTCGTAACAAGTATTACGTTGGAACGGTATGCCCAATCGCTCACACATTTTCTTGGCGCGAGTGGCATCGACCTGCCAGACGGCGAATGCTGAACGCACACCGTCAACAAGAGCCGACGTACCCCGAATAAGGTTACGAGCTTGCTCTGGTGTCTTGATCACCGCGTCTTCCTTAATCTTCGTCATATGGTGGCACAGCAGAACGGATGCGCCAGTCTCAGTAGCCATCTTGGCCAGAAGACCAGTCAGAGCAGCACCAGCAGCCGGATCAGCGTTAACGTCCGCATGTACAAAGGATGCAAGTGGATCAAACACAATGAGCTTCAGATTCTGTATCTGTAAGATTTGTTCGTAAATTTTTTCAAACTCTTCGGATGTAGAAAATTCACCATGATTTTCTGATAGTATCGGGAATACACCACCTACATTTGGTAGTGGCACTACCTTCAGGTCATAGATGTAGCCGTTCCTAGCCCCGAATGGATCCATGCGATCAATACGGCGGTGCATCTCAGCCTCGTCATCTTCTGCTGTGAAGATAACCACGTTGCCATATTCCTTAACCAAACCCCCGAAAGCCGTTGTCATTGGCTGTCCCGATGCGATCTTCATGCCCATGTCGAGAGTCATCATGCCTTTGCCCGAATCACCGGCAGCAGCAAAGATAATTGGAACACCGAGTGGAAACGTGCCGTCGATCAGGAACTTTTGTTCTGGTGCTTCGCCTTGGAACCGAGCCACCGAAAACGTATCATCCAGCAGGTTGATGTTCGTCTTTGTGACTTTTGCCTTGGTGTTAAGAAAGCTTTCAATGTTGAAGCCTTCGGTAATAGCGTCCGATGCGTCCCATCCTTCAGGCTTGCCCATAGGCGGCGTCAGCATTGTTACCGACTTTGCACCAGCAGCTAGAGCCAAGTCCTGAATTAGGTCAGCCAGCTTCTTGCCAGCCGGATCGTTATCAGGCCAAAGAATGACTTCTTTGTTTTGTAGGGGAGAGAAGTCAAACTGTGGTGCTGTTTTCTTTGTTAGTGCCCCTGCACCCCCGATAGTACATGTTGCTGTGTAGCCCGATGCATTCAGAGAATCAGCGCACTTCTCGCCTTCAACCCATATAACACGCTCAGATGCCAAGACATTCGGAATGTTGTACATAGGCCGGATGTCAGGAAATTTTGAGTACGGCACCCCTTCTATGAATGGTCTAAATTCTTTCTTGGGCTTGCCGTTGTTGTTTGCCAAAGGATTGCCAGCAATGTCTTTGACGTTATACCGACGCACGGAAACCAGTATCTCGCCGTCAGCGTTGGTGTAAACGTATTCGGCATCATATGGCGTATTGATGTTGTACTGGGGTTTAATGGGGTTTTCGATTGGCCCATTATCCCGAACAATTTGTGGCCCAGCGTTCTCCAGATAGTCAGAGAACATTTCCTTGATCTCAGGAAGGCGCATGTTGCGCGATTCCATAAGTATCTTGACGATGCCGCCGACACCTACATTGCCGTTAAAATCTTGCCCACGCATAAAGTTTGGTGATGCTGGGTCAATGTCGATCTTCATCGACTTCCCTGCGTCACCAAGCAAGGAGCCTATGTAAAATGTTTTGCCGTGTATCCGACCAGCAGGAAGTGCGTCTTGCAGAATGCGAATTTGTTCTGTTTTTGGTACTTTCTGCGAAATTTCCTCGACCAAATCATGGGCGGATCTACTAGATGTAGTATTGCCAAACCTCACGATACTCATTATATTGTTCTCCATCAGGCATGTTGGTATGTGTGTTTTCTCTTATGGGGGCGGTTTATTCCGCCCCTTCTTTTTGCCAGCAAGTCTTGCGAAACTCACACCATTTACAAATGTGAAAGTCGTCATTCTGCGCGATACGCGGAAGAATGTCATTACCCCTAGTTGCTTCTAAGATTTGCACTGCTTTATCACTGGTCTTCTGTGCCAGTTCTGCGTCGAATGGCACCAGTTCGATGTATATCTCACTGGTATTCTTGTTCAGCACCGTGAACACACACGGATTCTCTGACAAATTCATGTAAGCTTGATATAGCGCAATCTGCGCTGCGTAAACTGGGTTGGCTTCTGCCACGCCCTTACGAACAAATTCATTAAACTTTTTGTCTGATGCGGACTTACATTCCCACAACATTGGGTAGGAGAGGTGTACTGGACCCCCACATATTACACCGTCGATATGGCCACGGACCTCGCCATCTGCTGTGTCGAATCCGAATTGTTCGCCATGTTTTTCTGTGCGTAGATCAAATCCAGCGTCACGGAAATACATAATCATCAGATCTTCGATGGTGTGACCAAGAGCAAATGTTCGTAAAGTTTTTGCCGGGAATCCTTTGTCTTTATCTTTCGGCTGCCCGATATATCTGTATTGAAGTTTACGAGCGCATGGATCACCGAGAGAGGAAGCCCCCAGATACTTACGTTCTGGTTGCTTACGCTCTCTCTCAATGACAGCCCGATCCAATTCGCCAATGATTGCTTCAGCGCTTTCAGAATGGAATTTCGGCTGGCTTTGTTTTGATGGAATCTTGTACGATCCGGTCAAATAATTCTGCAAGGTAAGGTTCGGTGTAGACATCTTCTAGCCCTTCTATCTTCTGCGCGATCATCACCAAACCGACGACCTCATCTTCTGTTAAATCAATAAGCCGTTTGTTCCATCCCACTTGCTCAAACAACTCAGCCACACGCCTTAATGGATTGTCTCCTGCACCTCGTGCGCTGCCATCATGTTCAGCCATGCGTCGCCCTCCTCATCAAAAGTAACCATTGCGGTTAGGTAATGCTCAAGATCAGGTATATCGACCACGATGGTTACACACTTAAACTGTTCTTCTTTACCGGCTGTAAAATCAATTATAGCTTTGATCACTTCATCCTGCACATATCCCAAATCTTCCGGGTCACGAAAATTCATGAAGCAAGTGGTTTGTACCCCTGCCCCTGAATGTTTGTGAAACACGAAAGTAACCTCACCCCGTGTCATGCTGACTCTTCCCACTCTGAAATCACACTGTAAACGATATTGTCTACAAATTGCTTGTTCCATGTGTAGTTCAGCATACATGCGGCCCTATACTTCGTCCACGAGAAGTCAATTGGGCTAACATTCACGCCCTGCCTAGACAACGCGCTACGCTGCTTATCGCTTACAGGATCGTTCAGCCAACGCTTTGTTTTCTTGGCAGAGTCACCTGTTTCGTGCTGCCGCATATAATCATCTGCCGCTGCCATAGCTTGCTTCTTTGTACCCACAGATATCAGGCGCACCTTGCCATTGGTCTTCTTAACAATAGCTATAGATGTTTCTTCAACCTCTGCGATTAAGGCAAAACAATTAAAGCCAGTGGCTGACAGGCATGAGTCATTCCCGAACAAATCTACCCATCTGAACGGAGAGCGGTCCATTAGTTCAACTTCCGTCATATGGAAATGTTCTAATGCTTCTTTTGGTACACCTTCACCTTCTTCAGATCCAAACAAGTGACCACAAATCTGGCATTCTTTCGCTGAAAGTGGATTAAGCGCCTTGCACTCAGGACAGTGCTTTTCCGGTCCTTGTCCCTCTGTTTCACCGCCGTCAAGATTGGCCTTCTCGTCAATGCCCCCATGGGTCAACACTGATGTGCCAAAATCCATGACGATACAATCGGTCTTAATAACACCGGGAAATTCTTCTTGATCAATGGTGCGTAAGCCACGGCCTACCATCTGCACCATGGTAGCTTTGTAAGAGCATGGCCGTGTCAGCACCACACAAGACACAGGAGGTGCGTCAAAGCCCTCTGTAAGAACGGCGACGTTCACCACTACCTGTGTTTCACCATAGGCTAATTCATCTAGGATATGCTCACGATCATCCTTGGGTGTCTCGCCAGTAACCATGTCAGCGGACACACCATATCTTACGAATGTCTCACACAAGTCACTCGCATGTTGAATGGTGGAGCAGAAAACGATTGTCTTTCGCTCACTTGCTTTGTCCAACCACTCTTCGACAATGCGCTCATTAATAGCGCGTTTGTTCATAATCGCTTCGACTTCACCCATGTCGAAATCAGAAACAGTTTTACGAACATTTTGCAGATCATCACGCACACCAACATCGACTACAAAAAATTTAGGCGGCACTAAGAATCCTTCACGGATTAGTGTAGCTATATCTATTTGGTGACTACAGTTATCGAAAACGTCACGCAGACCCTTCTTGTCACCACGATTGGGGGTGGCAGTAAAGCCAACGATTTGCACCCCTTCATTGGCCTTCTTAGCGGCTTTAATGATGCGTTGATATGTGTCAGCAATGGTGTGATGCGCCTCATCTACAACGATAAGGTCAACCTTGGGCATATGCTTCAGGTTGTTCTCGCGTGAAAGGGTTTGAACCATTGCGAATACTGCGTCACCGCCCCAGTCTTTTTGTGAAGCATTGACGTAACTCGCGGACAGTTCAGGGTTCACGCGCTGAAATTTTGTGGAGTTTTGTGAAACCAACTCATCCCGATGCTGTAGGATCAGCACATCTTTTGACACACCACGGCGCTTGCCCACCAGAGCGGAAAGCATGATTGTCTTTCCAGCCCCAGTGGGTGCGACTACAAGTGTGTTGCCGTGCTTGTCCAGAGCATCAGAAGCGTCGTTGATTGCGACTTCCTGATACGGACGGAGCAACATGAGATTACCCTACCTTGTACCTGTAGGATGGGTTCTCATACTCCTTGGTTATCTTCACTCCAGACT